GAAAGAAGAAAGAGGAGAAGGTTCATTGTCATACCGCCAGCAAACGGTAAGTTTTGTGGTCCAACAAAATCACTAGAAGCAAACTCATTAATATTAAACAAGTCTGCAAAACCAGCAGGGGACATAGCAATATAGCGTTGTCCATCTTCTGGAATACTTGCTGTTCCAAATGTTTCAAAAGCTGATAGTAAATCTGCTTTTTCTACCGCAGACGATGTATCGTGTAACTGAGTTGAGTTAGCACCAGCATCCATAGCTGTTGTGATAAGCTCATCAGTCTTACGACCCAATGCAGCAGCAGCACTTTCAGCGATAGCTTGACGCTCGTTGATATTTGTTTTCAACTCATCAAGTTTATCAATGTACTCAGCAGCATAGAAGTCAGACATTGTTACTTCCACATTAGTATGTGCAAGTTCCATTGGTGTGACGTTACCGTTACGTGATTTAGTTGAAGCAGTTCCAGTTCCTATTTTCTGGAATCTTGCAGTGTTGCCTGTCACATTCGTAGAACGAATGGTATTACGCAGCTTAGAACCCATGCGCTGGTATGCAAGATGCACATCGGTTTCAAACTGTTTAATAAAGGCTTGGTCAATTGTATTAGCCATTTTACAGTTCCTAAGTTAAGTTAAGTTTTGCATCTTTGGTATCTGCTCTACATCTTCAATGAAGTTATCCTAATGGGCTTCTCAGTGTATTACAGGCATTGATGTTTTATCTGAAACATAATTTTTTTCAGAATTGCAACGCACAAAATCAACATATCGTATATTTTTTTCTTTCGTAAAGCCTATTGGATGAAAGCCAAGCCATACCGCCCAGTTTAACATTGATATATATTCATCTCTTATTTGCATAGATAATTCATTATATGACTGATCTAAAAAAGATATGAGAAGTTTTGAGGCTCGAGCAAGACCTTTAAAGTTTTTTGTTATATGTTTTGTAAATAAAGCAAAAAGTTGTGGTGGTTCTTCAGAATAAAAAACACCACTCACCATCATTATATCCCAGCTTTTATTTCTTACAGTATAGACTTCAGAGTCTTTTTGAAGATCAAGTAAAGCTTCTAAAGAAGAAGAGTAACCAAGGTTTATTAATTCTTTTTCTGTTTCTTTATGAAGAATGGGTAATATTTCTATTATATGATTTGGATGAAAAGGGGTCATATAGTATGACCCACTTTCTAATATTTTTATTTCATCCATATAACTTTTTATAACCATCATTCACTTGATTTACAAAGTTATTATCTCTTTTGGCTGGGTTCCAATATCTCTCATCTTTTTGCATTTCTTGAAGTTCTATTTCATTAAAGTTAGAAGAAATATTAGTTTGATCAGATACAGATGGATCTTTTAAAGCCTCCATTATTGCTTCCATTGCAATAACACCTTCAGCAGTTTCAAACATTCTTTCTATTGCTGGTATAGTTTCTTCTGGAAAAAATTGATTAGCAAATAAAGATGCGGCTTCTATTCTTTTTTCTGAGTTATCACCAAGTCTTTCAGATTCAGCATCAAGATCTGTATCATCAGGAAAAGCACTCATATACATATCAATGCCTTTTTTAAATTCATCGTGAGTATATCCGTTTTCAAAGCAATGATCAGCCCACGATTTTAATGTTTCACTCTCAATAGCGTCTTCTTCATTAAGATAATCAGGCAATTCATAATCACCAACGTTTGCTGGAACGCCTTCTGATGCTTGCTCAGAAAGCTCATTCATCAATCGTTCCCTTACCTCTTCTTCCTTTTCTCCAAGTTTTGTTGACAAAGATGTATATGACTTTGCCATATCTTCTGGAGTATTAAATTTTTCTGGTAGCCAGTCAGGTCTTCCAGAACTTTGTTCTTCCTGTTGTGAAACCTCTTCAGTTGCAGCTTCTTCAGTTACAGCTTCTTCACTCATTTTTGCCCTCCTTAGATTTAATTGTGTTAGCATGATTTGTTCTTGAAGAAAGCAAACCTATAACAAATCTTTGACCTTCTAAATGCCTTAATTCATCATTAGAAATATTTGGCCCATTAGCAATATCAGTTGTAATAGATTTTAAATACTGCATTACAGACTGACCAGTTGGCGTTGCTAACATTGCAGCAACATCCAAGCTAATTCTTTCATCAACATCTTGAGGTCGTTGAATACCATCAATGCCTACATAAGGTTTTTTACTCAAGCTTTACTCCATTGGTTGCGGTGCTTGAGCCTGACTTTGCTGCATTTGCTGCATTAATGCAATAATTTTTTCACGTTCTGCTTTATCTCTTATTAAATTATCTGGAACACCAAACTTTTTAGCAAGATATGCAGCAGTTTCTTCACTATTAATCAATACATTTACAGCTTCTGGTCCAAATGCTTGATTAGCTAATTCTAAGAAACGAGATACAGATCCAATATCTTGATTAGCTTGAGCTTGTGCGAGTGGTGAAACAGATCTTACTTTTACTTCTCTGCCATTAATTGTTGGTATTTCAATACGCCCTTGTTTTTTAAGAATATAAACAACACGCTGTAATACTGGTTGTACTAATTCTACCTGCAATCTACCAAATGCAGAGCCAATACGTCTTGAAAGATCTGCCATACGCTCAGCCACTTCAGTAGCAGAAGCAGGGGTTTTATTAGGATCTCCAAGCATATCATTGTATAATGCACGTTTAATATTATTCTGCGCTCGATCTAAATTTAATTGTGCAACATCAAAACGACTTGCACTAGGCACAGGTTGCAAACCTGCTGATCCCATAGCTTTAGGAATTATAGTCCCTGGAACAAGATTTATTGTATCTGGATTTATTATGCCATCATCTTCCATTTGATATATGCCAGAGATAGCCATCTGTGCATTCTCAAGAACTAATTCTACAGTAAGATTTGCTGTTTTAATTGCACTCAAAGCATTAAATAATGGACCTCGTCCATATACTTCACCAGCACATTTTGACCAACGATAACAAATAAATGGGTTTGAGCCAACTCCTTGCATTTCTCTTTTCATTAATAATGATTTTGTTGTCATGCAAATTGCATAATGAAGAAAGGCTTCTTGGTTTGGCTTAGAGTAATCCTTACAAACAATTTCTAATATTGTTGTTGTTTGATCAGATTGATTTTGCATTAATGAAATAAGCTGACTATTAAAGTCACCTTTTGGATAAAGTAAACTTATTTGATCATATCTTATAAATTTTCGCTCTCTAAATACATGATCTATTTGATCATCTGGACCAGTGTCTAGTATGACATGAGGCAATGGAATAGCTGAAAAACGTATCGGATTTATTGAATCACCTTCTTCACATACTAAGACACCAGTACCAACTGCCAAGTCCATAAAGGACTCATGCACTTCTTGAGCAAAATTTGAGTTTTGTAATATCTCAAACACATACTCAGTTACTTCTTCAAGATTGTTATTAACCGAATCTTTATCTTCTTTAGGAGTTTCTGAACCTGCTATAAAATCTGCCCATCGAGCAAAGTTAGGAACAAGACCAGACTGTAACCTTGATGCAAATTCCTGAACACCCACTACAGCAGTTTCATCAAAAATCTTATCATCGCGTCTTTGACCAGATACTTCATAGTAAAAAGATTCTCTTTGTGGCAATGCATATTCATAACATTCTTCAAACACATCAACAAAGTTTGTTCTTTTTGCTTTTGCCTTTTCGTAACGTTGCAAATATTGTTTTGCAATTGGATCAATCATTAGTTAAACCTGCTATAAAAACCCATACCACCACCTGATGATGTTAGTAAACTACGTCTTCCTCTTCTACCAGATCTAGCTGATCTGCGCCTTCTTTGTGCTGCTTTACTACCAAACAATCCACTAGTACGAGGGTTAATAACATTAAGCTCAAGTTCAGATTGCCTTGCATCTTTTCCCATATTAGCTTCAGAAGTAGCGATTTCAGTAGCAGCAGCTTCTTTTTCCATTTCTAATAGTTTTAAACGCTCGGCTTCTTTTTTTGCTTCTGCTTGCTCTTTGGCAGCTTCAGCACCTTCCCTTGCTGTTTTTTGCTCTTGATCAATACGAGGATCTCTTCGTTTTTTTCTGCCACACATAAAAAAATCTCCTTTGTTATTTTTCTCCAGATCAGAGAAAATAATAATTTGCAACGCACAATTATAACCTAGCCCAAAGTCCTTGTCTTCTTCCCTTTGTAGGTTTTTTATTAAATACATTAAAATCTCTTGAAGCTACAACAGGTTTTGATTGTTTTTGATTATTAAGTAAAGCCCTGCCTTCACCTGCACCTAACATCATATATTGCAAAGCATCATGAATATGAGAGTACATATTTTTATCAGGTTTATCAGCATAACGTTCACCAGATACTTCCATACGTTTATATTGATATCCACCATCAAAACCTTTGATTAACTGTTGGCATCTTCGATCAATTAAAAATGCTGGCTTACCCTCGACCATCTTAGTTAGCTGGGAAGAGACAGCCTCCAATCGAAGATCTACAGAGTTTGAAGGGGCTGGGAATGCCCTCAAGCCAGCACCACGCAAAATATGAAAGGGAGTTGATTCATCTGTTTGCGCTCTAAAGTCCCCAGCAGGATCGCCATATATGTAAACCTCAGATGCTTGGGAAAATCGGGAGGAAATTTCCTCACGCAACACTTCGGCAAACCTAACAATCCCCATATCAAAAGCCACTATTTCGGACTGGACAAGCCAGCGGCCTCTGATCTTTTGTCCAAGGGTGGCGGCTGGAGTTAATCCAAAGTCCAAACCAACATATAGCGGTAGACCTGCGGCTACTGCTATTTCTTCTTTGGCTATGTGTACTTCTGCTGCGAACATTGGATATATCGGTTTGCCATCTTGGATAGATCCTAGCCTATTCATAACATAGACATCAATCCAGCTTTTTGTTTTACCTCTTACTAAATTAGTATAATAGTTGTTTAACATATGCTTTTTGTTTTCAGCATCTTTATTTGGCTTGTAGTTATCTACCTCACCATCTTCATTCTTTACTTCGAGCATTGCACAAGGTTGAGTAAAGAACTGCCAGTTATCTGGCTTTACTAACATCTTAGCTTGTTCTCTTGGAATATGATCAGGTATTGGAACTTCACCTGACATAATAGGCCACCAATGATCTTCTTCTGGTGCGTTAGTATCTGCAATTACGCCTGTCCAAGAAGGACCACCATCACGCATTGAAGGATAACGACCAACACGCATAGTACAAGCGTCAATAATAGATTTTGGAATCTCTCTTGCTTCATTTATCCATATCCCTGTTAGTTCTAAAGATAAAAGCTTTTTTACATCTTCTGGCCTATCTAATGCTAAGAAAATAACCTCTAGCTCTACTTCACCTTTTTTGATGTTGTGGGTGTAGGGGACTGACCAAGTAAATTTTCCCCAGTCGTTTTCTGGAAACCAGTCAAGCCATGTTTTAATAGTTGTAGTTCGTAACTGTGGGTTTGTGTTTCGTATAATAGCCCATCGGGATTTTCGTTTTCCGTCTGGGGCTTTCTCTTGTTCCAAAGCTCGTCTAAATACTTCAACACAACATCCTACTGATTTACCAGATCCTACTGGACCTCGAATGCCACGAAAGAAAGTATCATTCTTCATAAAGCTTTTGAGAACAGAACCGTCTGGTTTATATTTAAAATTGACCACTAGCGCAGCCCCTTGTCAACTCCAGACTTAATCATTTTCTCAACGACCTCTGGACCAATGTTTTCTATAACATTGTCTACCATTTTATTAGTAACAAAAGACTTACCATGTTTGCGATCAAAGTGTTGAAAGTGTACTTTCTTTACAATCCTTCGAAGCATAGTAAGCTCTTCTGTCTTCAAAGTATTTACAAAGCTCACTGTTCGTAAGCCTCGTTAATATCTGGTGTTGAAGGGTCATCTGCTTTTAATCTACCTTTGTCATCTCTAGCACGTTTCTTTTTAGCAGGTGCTTTAGATTTAACAGTAAGCTCTACCCATTCTAATCTTCGAGACTCAGAGGTTCTATTTTTACCTGAGAAGGTTGTGCCAGCAAGCTCATGCGTTTCCCCATCATAAGCCTTACCAGTATTTGCTATTATCCAGCCCATAATTAACTCCTATATTGTTTTACTTTCCTAGCAATCTTTTTCGGTTGAGCCACAAATTGCTTACCCTTAGCCTTACCCTTTCGTTTAGCTCTGGTTGTAGCTGCATATTCAGCATCACTAAGAGCAGCAATAGCCTTGCTAGGTAAGTACCGTTCACCTGTCTCACTAGACTTTTTCCCTGACTTAGTGCGCCACTTTTGTTTTCCCCAGTTTAGTAATGACCTTTGTGACTTCTTCACTTGTATCCACCACCACGCTTTTTATATTCCTTGGCAAGCAACTGTGCCTTTCGAGCAGACCACTGACCAGCAGCCGTACCTTGTACAGCCCTAGCCTTAATACGCTTAAACAAAGACTTTCTCATATTAGGCTTAGTATAATTACCTGCTGCATTAACCGCCATTACTTAGGTCCTAATAATGTATTTTTTGCTTTTAGTTGTTGCTTCTCTGACATAGCATCTAGTTTGTGAAGAGGTGTAAGCCATTTCGATAAAGTCTTTTCAGCTTCATTTATTTTAGAACGCGTAGGCGTTTTGTTTTTTTCAAAATAATTAAGCAAAGAAAAAACTTTTTCACCTGCTGACTCAGTAACCTTAAGATTATTATCTTTTAACCATTTGCCATACTGACCTCTTTTATCAGGTACTAAAGAATAAACACCATATCCTTTACCAAATTGAATACCTAAAATATTTAGTTTTCTTCGTATTGCAGATATTTTTTCTTTTTCAGCCATTATGGAAACCTTTTCTCTGGATCAGGAAATTTCTCTACCTTCTTCAAAAGCATATCTAACTCTTGCTCTTTCTGCCTTCGAAGCTTTTGACGCTCTACTCTTTGTTTATTAGTTTCAGGAGATCCACCTTCCTTAAAACTAAAACCCCGTCCTATATACTGACCTAATATTTTGAGATTGTCTCTTTTACTACTAGCTCTAAAGTCATCGAACATACCCAGTTCTTTTTGAAGAACCTTTATTCTAGCTTGTATTTCTTCAAGACTATCTTGTTTAGTCTTTGGACGCAGTAAGGATTTCTTTGGCTTTTTCATTTATAACGGCTTCTGTAATAAAGATCTTCTTGTGTATTCCTGTGGCATCTTCATACTCCCTCCACCACCGCGACCCTTCATAGTTCTAGTAAAGATTCTTTTGCGCCTAAATTCAAAAGTATCTTTATCTCTAGTCATCTTTTTATTAAAATTTTTTTCGGTATCTGCTTGTTTATTAATTTTATTTAAGTCTTTTACAGCTCTTTTCTTTATATCTTTATGCTCATTAGCTAATTCTCTGTTAGTGCTTCTTTGAGGTCCGTCCTCACTATTAAAAGTAGTAATCTCTTTATTTGGATTCTTCAAAAGACTTTTTATTTTCTTTTGACTATCAGATATAACTCTCCTTAAATATTTCTTAAGATCGTTCCTATCTTCAGCTTGTTGATAGCCTAAACCATATCTTTCACTTACTGATAACCGATCCATTACTTACCCTTTGCTTTAAGTATCTTTCTCTTCAAAGCTGGCGGTAATGTTTTTTGCTTTGCAGTTAACATATTCTTCTTCTTCTTAGCTGGCCTACCAACCTGTGATCCATACGTTCCTTTACCCATTGGCATTATGCTGTACTCCTATTTTGTTTTTTTGATTTGTTTCTTCGGCTTATCGCTCTGGCCTTTGCCCTTGCGTCCGCTTTGCTTGAGGCTCCCCACGCTCTTAAGCTGAGAAGAAGACGGGTTGGCCTTCCCTTCTCGTCCCTTTCGGGACCCCTTGCTCCCCCCATCCTTGCTAGAAAGCTTGCCCTTCGAGGGTTGTCGCCCTTCTTTACT